ATCTCGGTGAACTCAGGCGGCGCGTCGTCGCCCTCGAAGGTCATGAGTCCGGGTGCCATGCCGATCGTGATGTGGCTGAACGGCTTGGCCGCCGCGCCGAGGCGGGTGGTGAACGGCTGGCCGATCACACAGCCCAGCCTCATGTGGACCCTCATGATGACCTTGTCGTCCTGGAACGCCGAGACGAGGACCTTGCCCGTGGCGTCGGCCAGGACGGCTTCACTCGACTGGTCGACCGTCACGTCGCGGCGGATGCCGATGCGCAGGCAGCTCCAGTCCCCCGCCACCGCGACCATGCCTGTCGTGGCGGTCAGGTCGAACACGCCGCCGACTGACCACTCGACGGGGTAGCCGTAGATGGTGTCGGGCGTGTCACCTGCCACAGAGGGCACCCACAGCGGGGCGCCGGTCGTGATGCGCGCGCCGCGCAGCGAGCCCCGGACGACCACGTCGGCCCCGAAGCCGCCGGGGTCGAGGCCCTGCCGCTCGACCGTCTCGAGCATGGCGTTGAAGGCGCCGACGACGTCGTTGGCCGGAGCCGCTGGCAAGGTGGCGAGGGTGGAGAACCCACGCACGCCTCCGACCGGGAAACTGGCGGGTGCGTTCGTGCCCAGCAGGATCGCCTGGTCGATGGCACGGGCGAGCGCGTTGACCATCATCGGCTGGATGGACTCCCACAGCGGGAAGCCTGCATCGTCGATGTAGGCGGTCGGCACGTCGATGGTCGCCGCGATCTCTTCGGCCTTGAGGACCTGGCTGGTCCAGGTCATCGAGTTCGTCGGCTTGCGACCGCCGACGGCGGTCCAGCCTGCGGTCGGGATCGAGCCCAGTACCGGCACGGCTTCGGCGCCGGTCGGCATCGGCTGGGTGGTAGCGAGGCTCAACACCACGGAATCCTCGATGACGCCTTGGATGACCTGTTGTTGAACCTCTACGGGTATGAGTGTCTGGTCGATGGTCGTCATCGACGGCTCCTAACGGTTAGCGGGCACCCCGGAGCACTTCGTCCATGCGCTGCGCCGGCGTCTCGGTTGGCTGACGGCCCGGCGGAGTATGCCGTCCGGCGTCTGCCGAACCGACACCCCGCAGGGCGCCGTTGGATCGCAGGTAGGGCCGTTGTTCGAGCAGCTTGGCGACGGCTTTGCCCACGTCGCCCTCGACGGCGTCGTCCTTGACGGTGAACTGATCCGACAACAAGGCGACCACGACGTCCGGGTCGACGGCACCAGCTCGGGCTGCCTCGGCGGTGAGGGCGGAACGAACAAGCAGGGCATTGGCCCGCGTTATCGCCTTCTGCGCACTTGACGCTGCCTCCTGAGCCCGGCTGTTCGCCTTCTCCAGCTCGCTCTGCCCGGCGCTCTCAAGATCGGCCAGCCGCTGCTTGACCTCGTCGTAGTCAGCGAACTTGGCGCGCTCGCGGCGCACGGCTTCCGCGACGAAAGACTCGACGCGCTCCTGGGTGAATGTGGTGCCGGAACTCTCGCTCCCCGGCTTGGAGCCGCTGCCGGAACTCTCGCTCCCCGGCTTGGAGCCGCTGCCAGATTGCCCGCTGGCTTCGGGTCCTACGTCGCTCATCGTGACCTCCCCATCGTGTTCTGGTCAACCATGCCACCCTGAGCTGGCGCTTCGGTGCGGGGCGGCGGCGGCAAGGGCTGAGGCCCGCCGGGGATCGGCACGCGGGGTGGGATGATCGGGCTGGCTTCGGGCTCGGCTAGCGACTCGTCGGGCGGCATGGCTTTCATGCGGGCGATCTGCTGGGGGCTGAAGTACCCCGAGAGCTCCCACAGCGCCTCTTTGGGCGTGCCGATCTGGGCCAGCTTGAGCAGCATGTCGCCCATCTGGGAGTCGGAGCGGTGCTCGGGGTTCTCCCAGATGGTTTCGGCGCTCGTGTCGAGCGCCGTCGCCGACCCCTGCATGGTGAGCGCCACGCGCATCATCAGCTCCCACGCCTCGCCGAAGAAGCGCTGGCGGCGCTTGACTTTGAACACCAACCCCGTCTCGGCGGCTTTGAGCGCCTCGCCGCTGGGGATCTGACCGCGCGGCAGCAGGTAGTAGGCCGGGGTCCGGGTGATGCTGGCGAGGTGGGCGATGTCCGCTTCGGCGGCTCCGATGTAGTTCTGTAGGGTCGCCTCGCCGAACTCGCCGAACTTGGCGTCGGGGTTCTCGGTCATCCACAGGCGGTCGACGGCGGCGCGGAACGGCTCGATGGGGACGCCGGTTTCGGGGTTGCGGGGGATCTCCATGCCGCTGATCCACTTCTGGCGAAAGGCCGAGAACTGAGCGGCGAGCATCCGGTTGAAAACCGTCTCGTTGATGCGGTCCATCATCTCGATGGCGCCGCCGCTCAGTTCCGACCGCCCCCCGGTCAAAAGACGCGGGTCGTTGGGGAACTCGATCATCGGCACGGTGCCGTAGGGGTTCTGGAGAGGCCACGGCTCGCCCGGTACTTCGCGGGGGAACCAGCTCCCCGTCGGCGGCATCGTGCCCGCCACCCCGACGGACTGGTTCGCCGTGTACTTGTAGATGTTCGCGGGCGTGTAGAGCGTGGCGTGCCAGAACCCGCTGTCGTCGCACCAGCGCTTGAGCGCCATCACGGTCTGATGGCGGTCCTGGGCCGGCGCATAGGTGATGCACTCGGACGGGTGCTCGGCGGTGACGTGGACGTTGCCGAGGTCGTCGGGCCAGCAGATCGCGTATGCCGTCCCCCACACCAGCGCCTCGACGTGGATTTCGTCTGAGCGGGCGTCGAGGTTGTTCGCCTGCCAGATGTCGTCCCACGCGGCGAGGTCGGCGTCCGCGCCGCTGGCGGGGAAGCGGAAGCCGATCACGCGCAGCCGCTCGTTCACGGCGTCGACGATCAGCTCGGCCCAGTTGCTCCGCGATTCGGAGAGCAGGCGCCGGTATGTGACCTGCGCCTGCGTCGGCCCGAACCACAGGCGATGCTCGCCGCGGTAATACCAGTCGTAGACCCGTGCCCGCTGCCAGCGGTACGTCAGCGCGGTGCCGAGGTAGACCACCCAGTCGAGCGGGTCGAAGTCCTCGTCCAGCTCGGGTGCCAGATGCCACATCGTCACGCCGTCGACGACGAGCGGCGACGGCGAGTACATGATGTTGGTCACGCGGCGTTACCCGTTCTTGCTCAGCGGCCCCATCCGGCCCGGCATCATGGTGCTCGTGTCCATGTCGCTCGGGTCCATGCCGTTCGTGGGCGGGCTGTTGTGCGTCAGCGGGCCGCTGGCAGAGCCGACGGAGTCGCCGCCGTCCGCTTCGAAGTCGGAGAGGTCGTCGGGTGAGGTGTCGATGCCGGAGTTGTCGGGGACCCACTGACCGAAGTTGTCGTACATCAGCGCCTCCGTGAGTTGGCGCCGCGGTTGCTGCGGGTCTGGATGTCGGGCCAGCGCCGGTTCACCGCTCGTTCGACGGTGGCGTAGGTGCCTGCCGTCCTGCTCTGCGCGGCACGGGCCAACGCGTTGCGAGCGCGTGCCCTCGTGTCGATGGGGTACAGCCCCGTATTCCGTCCACCCGTCGACGTCGACCGGGCCACGCGTGAGCTGGCGGGGTAGACGAACTGCGAGCTGGGAATCTGGCGCCGTTGTCGTGCTGTAAGTGCCATGCCGACAGTCTGCACCCATCAGCCGAAGCTGGTCGATACATACTCCCGCTTGACCTGCGGCGGCATCGACACGACGCCCCAGCGGGCGAGCGTGGCGGCGACCAGCGGGGAGATGTCGGCGTGCCCGCGTCGCTGCCAGCACCACGCCTCGCCCACCCGGCGCTTGGTCGCCGCCGTGACGGCATCGGTCAGGCGATAGTCGCCCCGATGGCTGATCCGGGCCGCGATCGCCGCATCGTGGAAGTCCCCGCAGGCCCGCACGAGGTCGGTGAGCGGGATGAGCCGGACCTTGTGATTGCCCTTGCCATCGCCTGTGAGCCGTTCTAAAGCTGGAATCGCACTAGCCGCCGGGCTGCCGCGGTCGATGACGATGAGCCCGTTCCAGTCGACCGCCACCTGGGCGGCCCGGCTGACGAGGCGCTCCATGTCAGAGCCCGCCTCGATCAGCTCGACCGGCGTCACCTCTTCGCCGCCGACCTCGAGCTGGCCCGCGGCGCAGAGCGCGCCGCGGTCGCGCTCGGGCGTGAAGTCCAGCCCGAACGCCACCCGCTCGCCCGGCACGACCTCGTCGCGGCGGCACGCGGCCCAGGTCACGGCGTCGATGCCCGC